CCATAAAGTTCCCTTATGTATATCTGAGAACCTTTCTTTATATTTGTTATGTATTCCACCAACCGTTCTTAATGTTATTCTGTATGTTCCTTCTGGTATTCTAGTTTCTGTTACAACCTTTTCTTCCATAGGTCTATACTCATCTTCTAAAGTATAACACAGAAACTTTACTCCATCTGTTACATCAAACAAAAGACCACTCGTAGAATCTTCTTCACTACTAAATCGTATCACTCTTAATTTCATATTATCTACCTTGTCCTCTGTATTTTTTCTTATAACCTTTTTGACCCACAGAAGCATTCTTAGAATGAACTCCCTTACGCTTCTTTCTATTTTTCGTTCTGTGTACAAAAGATACTCTACCCTTAGCCATTATGCTAGAACAGCTAAATATTCAATATCTACAGCCGCTGTATCTGCAGTACATTTTACAGATGTTAAATCTGCAAAAGCTCCAAATGTGCTTGAACTTGCTATAGCGTCCATTTCATTATCCATAAGTAAAAAACTCTCTCCAGCTTTTAACTTTGTAAAAAAAGTATCAGCTCCATTATTAACTTCAACCCTAACAAAGTTAGTGTCATCTAAATTAGTAATTCTAAAATATGCGTAATCATTTTTTACACCTGTACCACCACCATTAGCTGTATCATATGAAAATATTACAGTTCCTGATGTAGCTACATTCATAATTCTTTGGTCTACCTCACCTTGTGTTGTATAACTTTTACTTATACTATTTCCATAAGTTTGACCATTCAAAACTATATTTTCTGTGATTGTTACTGTAAGTGTTGATGCTGTTACCGTTGATGCCATTTTATTGTTTTTTTAGTTTTATAAATTTATATATTGTAAACGCAATTGCAAGTAATAAAGAAATCATAGTCAAAATCTCATTACAATCTGTTATTGCTAATGATGTCGCTCCCCCATTTGCTATTATTACTTGTGCGCTATCTTTCATCTCTTCTTTCATTTTAATTTGTATAGTTAAACTCTAATGTTATATTAAAGTATATATTACTTGAACCACCAGCTGATTTTATAAAAGGCATAATCATATCTCCCTTAGCTACATCAGCAACAGTAAAAGTTGTTTCGTCTATAGAACCAACCTTATTATTACTACCATATGTAGAAACACTAATCTCATCTAAAACAGTCATCACATTAGTAGAAGCTCCTACCTCAAAAGCAGAAGAATCATTAGCGGTTGGTGTAAACTTAACTAAAGCTAATGTTACTGTTTCTGTAGCACTACCAGCCATCCACCCCGTAACCTGAGTTAAGGTACAAGCTTTTGGAGCTGTATAAGAAGTTCCTCTAATAACTTTACTTACTGTTATTGTGTTAGATGATGATATTGTTGCACTACCATAATCCTCGTCAAATTCAAAAGGTGATTTTGTATCTGCCATATCAGCAGGGAAAAAGTAATTTGTGTTTAATGTGCCTGATTCACCAAATCCTCTAATATTTAATACTGTAGTTTTTATGTTAGATTTTGCACTCCACTCTAAACTACCACTACTATTTTTAGTTAATATAGTGTCGTTAGCAGCCGTACTAAAATCTAAAGGTGCGTGTAAATTAGCATTACTTAAATTCTTATGTTCGTTAGATGCCATACCTGTCTTTATATTTATTATTTATATCTTTTAACTCTTTAGCTAAATCCATAATATTATTGTGTTCTTCTTCTGATTGATATGTAAACTTAATAACCATTTTCTTTTCCCCTTCTTCTACTTCAACAATTAACTCACCATCATTATGTAGTTTACTCATCATCTCTTCTGTAAAGTTAAAATGATAATCGTGTTGTTCATCATTATAAAACTTTTCTTCTTTTTTGTTTTGTTCTTTCTTAGTATTTCTCATAGGATGTTTTTCTGGTAATAAATCTGTATCGTGTTTACCACTTCTGTATTTTCCGTTTCTTAAAGCAAAAAGAAAACTATTACAACGAGCCAATGCCCATTGGTCAGGACTTTTTACATTCTCTCTAACACTATCTGGATTTGTGTAGTAAGCTCCAACACCTCTAACAAAACACTTTCTTAGTTTTGCCATTGTAACTTTTGGATTCCATTCTACATCTAAATCTTTTACATCTTCATTATGCTCTTTCATTTTCTTTTCAAGAGCTTTTTCCATTCTTTCAGATATCTCTATTTTTTTCTTTTTCTCTTCTTGGTTCTTTGGAGATTTTTTGTCTATTCTTTCTAACTTCTTTATAGCCCACTCTATCATACTTGTACCTCCCCAAGCGTCCCACATTATACCTCCACAGCCTTCATCATAAGGAACATCTTTGTGTTGTTGATGTCTTTTAAATGATGCAACGCGAGCGATAGTTCTTCTCGTTAGTTTTTCTCTGTTTGCGATTTGACGGGCTCTTGTCCACCCCACCTGAGTTCCACAAGAACTACCATTTTCTTCTTTATACTTTATAGCTCTCTTAGCGTTATTAGAAGCGGATTGTGGGTAATCATTATAAGTTTCCTCATTGTAATAACCTTCATTAGCTTCATTACACTCTTGTAGAGAATTGTATTGACATCTGCCAGTTTCTCCAAATTTATATTTTCCACTTTCACACTTTATACAAGGCATAATCTAAATTTTAGCAATCATCACAAGGACAAAAGTTTTTCCAACTATCATAACTCCTATAAACTCTAGGATTTTCATATATACTATCATACATAATTATACCGTGATTTTTCCAAGTATTCCCTGTACAAGGTTTGTTAGATTCGTATGTTGAGTACTTACCATTTTGGTCGTCATCATTTAAAAAATCTACAGCATCTCTTAGAAATATCTCAGCCTTTCTGTATGTATCTTGTTTGTATGCGTTTAGTTCGTTAGGTGTAACTACATTACTAAACTCGTCTATATTAGTAACTACACCAGCACTTGTACTATTCATTTGTATTTCATTGATTACCTCAAATCTTACAAACCAAGCTAAAGCGTCTAGTAAGTAGTTATTAAAAAATGTGGCATTATCTGTTGTAAGAGTACCATCATTATGTTGTTGTTTTAACTCTCCATAAAACTCTTTACCTAAAATATGTTTTATGTGAGCTAACTCAGTTATAACTCTTATGTTTTCACTTATCAAATAAGGGTCTGTATTAGCATTTGTAAAAGACCTGCTAATTACCTCCTCAGCTGTTATTAGTGTATTATATTGTCTTAAATCTGCCATCTTATCTTTGTTCTACCGTTGTTTCTGTTACATCTCCATCTCTCTCTGTTACAATTATCTCTCTATCTGCAACAAACATATCTCCATCTTCCAACATAGGGAAATCTTCATCTAACAACGCTCTTTGTTCGTTAATAGTCAATACTTGTTTTATATCAACATCATTTGCGTATGATACAGGCGGTTCATAATGTATCTTTAAATCTGATGGGTCAAACCCCATTTCTTTAAATAAAATCTTTTGTATTCCTGTCAATATTATCTCAGAAGTTTCTTTTACTACTGTAGTCATTGCTAAATCATAAGCAATTCTAATCTCACTTCCTGTATTATTCATTTTACCAGAACTTACTATACCACTCAATGATGGTTGCCATCTGTGAGCTGTAATAATGTTTTGGTCTGTTATTTGTTGTAGGTCTATCCAACTACCATCTTGGTCGTCTTTTAGTATCTGAACATTTGCGTTAGCAGTATCTCCGTTCTTTACGATAAACATAATTTTACCATTGTTACCATCACCTACAAATTTCTTTTGTGCTTCTCTAACTAATTTTCTAGCTTCCTCCTCTCCCATATCTCCGTTAATCTCAACAATTGCAGAAGGCTGAAAACCATTTTTAAATTTTGTATGATTCCATTTACCTATTTCATAATCTACAGCAATATGTTCTAAAGCTGCAACATAATCAGGTAAACCATAAAACTGAAAAGTAGGCTCGTAATCTTTGAATTGTAATACGAATCTACTTGAAGTTACACTAGGATATAATGCAATTCTCTGCATTTTATCTTTCTGTGATTTATAATTATTCCAATCAGGGTGTATATATACCTCTTTCTTATTTTTAGACATTCTAACAGTAGTTGCGTCTAAATGATATAGATTTACTCCACCATCATATAAAACACCCTCTAAATAAGCGTTTCCAAAAGTGTAGTAATCATCTGCTAGTTTCTTAAATATATCTCTTAAAGATTCTCCATCAGCGTTTACATCTTTGATGTATTCTCTAATTTTATCTTCTTTACAGACAAATTTAGCTCCAGAAGTAAATACAACTTTCTGTGCTAAAACCGATCTATGTGTAGATGATTTTCTTTTTAGTTCTGCAAGATATTGTGGAAATAAATTATCATTACCGAAAGGTATGTAATCGGTAAATATCTTTTTTAAATCTTGCGGCTCCTGTATGTGTTCTGGTATAGCTAAATTAAAAACTCCAAACTCAAAAGTATTACTCTTTGTCGTTGGACTCTTTCTTTTTAGATTTACCTGACTTTTTCTTGTTGTTTTCGCCATCTTCTTTTATGGTGTTAGTTTTTTCTATTTTTTCTATCAAGTCCGTCAATCCTATAACTTCATAAGCGTGTGCTAACTGCTCTTGAGTTGCTATTGCCCACTGTATTCTATAACCATCTTTTGAAGTTGCTCCTGATGATAATTTTGCTTTGTATTCTGCCATAATCGTATAAATTTTATATTGTTGTAAATCTACAACATTTTTATTACAACCACACATATTAATAAAAAAAATGTAAGGAGATTTTACTCTCCCTACAAGTTTTATATAATATTAGTTAGTTGTTGCTGTTAAAGCTGATGTATCAACAGTAAGAGTACCAGAATATAATCTTGGTAACTCAAATTGTCTAGCCATTAAAGTAACTGTAATACCATTTTCTTCTGAATATGCAGCTCCTGTAGCTCCCTCCATACTTGATAAGTTTAAGTATGTTTGATTTTTAAAAGGATTCACATCTTCATTAGCGTACTTCTCACTTAGTCCTAAAACATATTTATTACCATTAGTATCAACAGCAATTCCAGCCATACAAGTGTTTAATAATTTTTGTAATTCGTGAAATTTAGCAGTTGTCATATTTGGTAAGTAGAATGATAAAGAACATTCAAAAACAGTAGAACCATTTTCTTTTGTAGCAGCTACACTTAAAACAGGAGTTTCGTTTTTAAACTCA